CTTTGTCAAAGGGGTGGAAAAGTCAAGGTTTGGAGAGATGCCAACAAAGACCAGATTCTTGATCGTGATGGGAAACAACACGTTGGATACTTTGGGATAAATATACACCGGGCAAGTCAAACAAGAATCGTTGACAAAGTTGAACGATACAGCGCCGGGTGTACAGTCATCCAAAAGTTTAGTGATTTTGATATGTTGATCCACCTATGCAAGAAACAGATTCAAACTATTGGAGTTGATACTTTCACATATACATTGATCAAAGGCGATCAAGGAGAGTTTTGAAATGATGCCAGAACAGGAACTGATCCAAATACTAATGAACGGCGGGGCCAATGTTGCTTTTGCGGCTTTTCTTTGGTATCAAAACAGAGATCAACAAAAGAGAGCTGACGATCGTGAAGCCAAAGCAGACGTGAAAGAAAGAGAATTACGCGATCGATATGACAAAGTGATCATTGATCTTCAATCCCGTGAAGACAAAATGAGAGAAGACGTTGTGAAAGAGATCGGAGATTTGGATAAAAGAATGACTCTTCTTGAACAGAAACTTGAACATATATCCAAAGTTGTTGATGAAATCAAAGCGCGTTTCATGAGAGTTGGATAAAAGTAATTACTGGCCTTTGTTTGATATGTTGTTAGGTTGTTGGTGTACATTTTACACCTTGAAACCCTTGGAAGCCGGCCAGCACTCCAAGGGTTTCTTTTTTGTTGGTGGTGTTTGTTTACTTTTCAGAAGCTGGCAACACTCCAAACCGTTCAAAGTATGCTTCAACCAAATCCTTCTTCAAGTCTTTTGGCAACACCAACAAGATCTGTTGAAACATGACTTTTGATTGAACACGGCCTTCTTCTTTGATCGCCCGTCGAATCAGTTGTAACCATTGAACCTTCAGCTTGCTATTGTTTTCCATGTTACACCCCGGCCGCGTAGGTATTGAGTTCAACCAATGCTTCTTCAAACGTCAACGTTCCAAGGTATTCAGCAAAACCGGCGGCTTTCACGTGGCCAAAGTGGAAGCGACCAGAAGCCCGGCAACGATGGATCAAACCATTCTTTTCTTCATGTTGATAAAAACGGATCTGTTTAGCGCCGTATTTGATGGAATCCAAACAACGTACGATATATGAGATCCTCATTTCAATATTTAGTTTGGCCATTTCTTTTGAAGCGAATGATTGACACAACAGATCACCTTGAACTGTATAGAATGGAAGCCGGCCTTTTAAGTTTTGCCGTTGAATTAAATGATTTTTGTATTTCATGGTTACACCTTGGTTTTTTGAATACAGCCAAACAAGATTGATTGACTTGTAAAGAGTATATCACAAAGGAATAAAGATCGATCCCTTTATTCTTTCCATTTTTCCAGTATTACATGGATGACACAAGATTGATTTTGGTGTATTGTATCCTTGAACACAAAACCCATATTGGAGAATTACAAAATGGCAATTCAAATTACAAGCGAACAAATCAAATCGTCCAACATTATCACTTCACTTTTGGCCAATGATGCTGTCACGGCGGCGAAACTTGATCAATCTGGTACGTTTGACTTCACCGGGGGATCGGTATCGGTGGCAGCTCCGACTTCTGATAACCACGCAACAACAAAAACATATGTTGATTCTTTGGTTTCTGGTCTTCATTGGAAAGATGCCGCACGAGTAGCAACAACAGCAGACTTGGCCGCAACCTATAACAACGGATCAAGTGGTGTTGGTGCAACACTCACAGCAAACGCAAACGGCGCGATCACAATTGACGGTGTTTCATTAAGTGCAAACAACCGGGTTCTTGTCAAATCTCAATCAAGTGGAACAGAAGCCGAAAACGGGATCTACATTGTCACAACAGTTGGTGACGGTGGAAACCCTTTTGTTCTTACACGTTCAGACGATGCCAACACCCCGGCCAAACTCCAAAGCGCCGCGATCTTTGTTCTTGAAGGTTCAAGCAATAGTGATGCCGGTTTTGTTTTGTCTTCTGACAACATTTCAGCAATTGGAACGGATGACATTGTTTTTGCTCAATTCTCAGGAACTGGATCGGTAACGGCCGGAGATGGATTATCAAAAGCAGGAAATACCCTATCCGTTGACCTTGCAACAGATCCCGGTTTGGAGTTTTCAAGCGGTGCATTAAAAGCCAAGATCGACGGTTCAACACTTGGCCTTGATTCTTCTGGATTAAAGATCGCCAGTGGTGGAGTTGGTACAACTCAACTTGGAGCGGCATCGGTAACACAAGCCAAGATCGGAACGGCGGCGGTTGGCTCTTCACAGCTTGCTTCAAATGCAGTCACGGCGGCCAAACTTTCAGACGGTGCAGTTTCAACCAGTTCAAAGATTTCAGACGGGATCGTTGTTGGTGTGAAATTGGCTGCTGATTGTATTGATCAAAGCAAGATCGCAGATTCAGCCGTTCAACGTGAACACTTGAACTCAAATGTTGTACGACCAAACAGTGGTTTGGCCTTGGATGGTACAGACAACGATCTTCTTGTACAAGTTGACGATTCTACAACAGAAGTGAATGGAAGCGGTCAAGTCATCGTGAAGGCTTCCGGGATCGGCGCTTCACAACTTGCTTCAAATGCAGTCACGGCGGCCAAAGTTGCTTCAAATGCAATTGTCACAGACAAGATTTCTTCAAGCGCGGTAACGTCAACGAAGATCGCCAACAATGCAGTTCAAGCCATTCATTTGAATAGTGACGTTGTACGACCAAACAGTGGTTTGGCCTTGGATGGTACAGACAACGATCTTGAAGTTCAAGTTGACGATGCAACCATTGAGATCAATGGAAGTGGTCAAGTCATCGTGAAAGCATCCGGGATCGGCGCTTCACAACTTGCTTCAAATGCAGTCACGGCGGCCAAAGTTGCTTCAAATGCAATTGTGGAAGACAAGATCTCTTCAAGTGCAGTCACCGCAACGAAGATCGCAAACGGAGCGATCGACAATGCCGACAAACTTGGATCTTCTGTTGTCACAAATGCCAAAATTGCAGACGGTACAATTCAACTTGGAAAACTTGCTTTTTCTTCACAACAAGAAAAGTTCACCGGGGATAACTCCACGGCTTCTTTTGACCTTGCAAATGCGGCGGCCGGTTTTGATTCTGTTCATGTTTTCCGAAATGGTTTAAGAATGGAGAAGGCATCTTCACCAAGCGGCGCTGATCAATACAGTGTTCAATCAAACGGCGCTGTTTCTTCAATCACTTTTGGTACAGCTCCAGACACAGGTGATACAGTTCTTGTTGATTATCTTGGTTAATCCTTAACCCTCAACAATCCCACCCTTGAAGCCGTCTTGTTTCTCCAACTTGACGGCTTCTTTTTTAAAACAAACGCAACTGTTGATCTTTAGGTTCAGTTTCTTTTGAATCAATACGAATCAACCGATCTGGATACAGTTGACAAAAATACCTTTCAACGTCATCAAGTGTTAAGTATTTTGAGAAAAGTATATTGAACGGACTACAAACCCACCCTTTCAAACATGGACTAAATATCCAACACGTATATTTGATCATGCTTTGGAGTAGTCTATAAAGAGATAGTGATCAGAACCGGGTGTAAAAGTAGTTGTGAACGTATCCAAAGAAGTAACGGTGATCGTTTCACCGATCTGTTGTCTTACACCGTTCCAATATACCCGGAGTGAATCAGAATCAAATGGAACTGAAACAGTGAAGGATTGACTTGAACCATTGCATTGACTTGAAAGATCTTCTTGTTGCATTTTTCCACCGGTTTCTTTGGTTGTACTACCTTGAGTATTAAAAGGATCAACAAAGGCCATGATCAAACCTCATATGAAACAAACACTTGATCAAGTGTTGCCGTGTTGTTGTTCAGTTTGACATGAAGATAGATCGTTTCATTGTCGTTGGCTGGCATAATGGAATCAAGTCTATATGAAGAACATTTTGTTGTTGAAGTGGTCTTTCCAACAATGATATTGGATTCTGTTTCAGTGATCAATTGATCGTCACCTTCAAGATCCCGTGAAAAGAAAACTTTGGTTTTGGTTGCTGAACTGTGAACATTCAACATTTTCAAAGAAACCAGATTGACTTTCACCAAATACATTTCAACGTTAATGGCCACCGTCAACCAGCTTGTTGAATCAATCGCTTGATCTATATCTTTGACAAACTTCCTTCCAAACATTTCAGATCCCCTTGGTTCTTGTATTGTTTACAGTAATTTGATTCACTATAACAGTTTGGTTTTCACTATGCTTTGGAACTAGGAGATCAAAGAGTTTCACACAGTCTTCAACGTCTTTTGTAGCCGTGTGTGCATCATCCAAAGACCAGCCAAGAAAGAGCCGTATGTTGTCCAGTTTCATACTATTCAATCCTAACGGCTTCAAGTGTGCAAAGGCTAAAGAAACGGTGTCAATGGTTCGATATGGGAGATTTTGATCAGTATTCCAACGCTTCAAGAAAGCCCGGATCATTCTGGCATCAAAAGAAACGTTGTGGGCAACCAAGGCCGTTTCACTTGTACCATAAAGAAACTTTGCAATCTTCAACGCGGCTTCTTTTGGTTCAAGTGCATCTTTCCACGCTTCTGGATCGTATCCGTTGACCTTCAACGCGTAACCATTGGCGCGAAAAAGATCGGCTTCTGTTGGATGGATCTTCATATATAGCCGTTCAGTTTCAACCCGGTTCACTTGCTTGATCGCGCAAAACTCCAAGATTGTATGTTGTTGTGGTGAAAGTCCAGTTGTTTCAACGTCTACGAAATACAGAATCATTTTGTGATCTCCTTTGTTAA